GCGACACGGGCCAGGAACCGACGCCGCCGGACCAGGCGGCGACCGATCCGATGCACAGCACGTCGATCGAGTGCGACACGTACACGCCGCCGTCGAGGACGCCGTAGAGACGGTAGGCGGCGCCGATCTCCCATGCCTCGGCCGCGATGGCACACGTCCAATGCCCCTGGGATTCGTGTACGACGGGATGCGAGGCGTCCGCCGACGAGCCTGCGGCGGCGACGGTGACCGACCACTCGCCTGCCGACGCGTCCCAGTATTTGCCCTCCTCGGACCCCCGTCGCTGCACGAGGTAGATCTCGACCGTGCCCGTCTCGACTCCGCCTCCGCCCGAGGTGGACTGCGGATCGATGATATCGACTCCGACCGTATTGGCCTGGCCTGCGATGACCGTCACCATGTTCCACGCCTTTCGTCAATCGAGCGACACGTCCAGATCGCCCGCCGCGAAGCTCGCCGTATCGCCGTTCTGCACGGTCTTGCTCTGCGACAGACTCCCATGGGCCAGCAGGTTGCCTCCCGTCGCCGCGTCGAACAGGGCGAAGTGCGTCGCTGCCGTCCAATTCCCGGTCGCCGTCGGAAACGCGATGGACGTCGCATTGTCCAGCGCGCCGCCGCTGGCGGCGTCCCAGTCGCTCGCCGAGGTCGCCACGCGGGCGTATCCGCCTCCCGATAATTCGTTGCACGAGCTGCCCGTTCCGGCGTCCGTCGGGTCCGCGCTGCACAAGCCGACGTAAATCGTCGGCGGCGTGTACGCGCCTTTGCCGAACACATGATCGAGAATCTCGTTTTCCCAGTAGTTCGAAAAGCTGCCCATGACTATCTCCGTTTTTTGAGCATGAGGAATATTGCAGTCACCGAGCCGCCGCCCGGTGTCAACAGCGATCCGCTCAGCGAGGCCGATGCGACAATGGAACCAGACAGACTGCGGTCGACCGCCGCCGAGGCGGTCAGCGACGCCGTCGCATCGATTCCGCCCGCCAGAGACCGGACGATGGACCCGGCGGCCGACAGGCTCGTTGCCGCCTCGACCTGCCCCGATAGTCCGATGGTCCGCAAGAGGGAGGCTGCCGCAACGGAGGTCGTCGCCACATGGCCCTCCAGCGATCGGGCCGCCGACAGGGAACCACCGGCCGAGGATGCGGCCGAGATGGAACCGGATAGAGACACCTGTCCCTGCGTGGACAGCGTACCGCTCATCAACGACTGGCCAGCACTTTGTCCGGTAAGGGACCGGGCGACGACGACCGATGCCGAACCTTGCGGCTGGGCCGCAATCTGACCAGCCAGTGGCCGTGAGACGCGGAGCGATGCGGATAGAGACGATTGCCCAGCAGCGGACCCCGCTGTGCTGCGGGCGACCGACATTACACCAGCCGGTACGGCAGCGGCGTTCACCGCTCCAGCCAGGGTCCGAGCGACGGATAGCGAACCTGAAAGCGACGCGGCCGCCGTCACGATGCCGATCAATGCGTGATTCGTGCCGCCGGCGGACATCGCCCCCAGCCATGCCCGACTCGCCGGCCGCCGCAGGACGCAGAACGGGTCGCGCGACAGCTCCGCGACCTCCGCCGCCGTCAAGGCTCTGTCGTAGAGCGACACCGCGTCGAGCTTGCCGTCGAAATAGTACGTGTAGCTGCCCGTGTTGCCGGATCGGCCGATCCGTAGACCGGAACTCAGGGTGTAGGCAGTCGTCGGGACTCCCGTAGTCGTCGCGATGAGCACGCCGTCGTGGTACAGGGACATCGTGGAGCCGCGCACCACGCCCACCACGTGTACCCATTGTCCGAGCGTGATTCCACCAGGCGACTCGCAACTGCGATTCGCTCCACCGCTGCGGAACATCAGTTGCGTCTTGCCCGAACTGGTTACCCGCAACGCCCAATACCCATTCGTCGTGTCGCCGACGTTGCGACCGACGACCACTTGAATGTAGTACGGGCTGACGCCCGACGCGAAGGCGGCTGGGCAGAGCCATGCGGACACGCTCCAATCATGGCCTACGTAGTCGTAGTCGGTCGCGTCCTGCTGGCCGTAGTCGCCGACGCCGTCCAGTTGCAGGCACCGGCCGAAACGTCCCACCGAGAACTGTGCATCGCCGTAGAGCGTGACATCCCGCCCGCGACCGCTGGCGTCGTGCAGTAGCGACCCCGCCCCCTCGTTCATCAGCCAGTAGCCGACGAGGCCGCGGTTGATGGGGTCGGACCGATCAAGTTGCGTGCCCAGAGGCGGCTTGACGCGAGGATCGAAATGGGGAAACTGTAACACCATGGTTTACGCCGCCGCCTGAATGTCCGGATAGCACGGGGTGAGCGTGATGCTGCACGCATTGGCCGTGGCGTTGAGGTCCTTCGTTCCGCTGGCGTTCCAGACGCCCAGATTGACGTAGCGGCCCACGATCTCCACGACGAACGAGGCATAGAACGCCTGATCCGCCGCCACGGAGCAGACCACCTGGCCGACGAATCGGAAATTGCCGAACTTGGTCTCCGGCGTGACATCGCCGTCGGCCGCCAGGTCGCGGGCCGTGGACTCGCTGTCCGAGAGATAGATCCGCACGACGTCCCCAAGTGTCGGCGTCGCCACCCATTTGATCTTGGCGTCGAGCAGATAGGTCGTGGGCCGTGGACTCGCCCCACGGTCCCACTGGTTGGAGACCTGTCCGTTGCCCAGATCGACCGTGTCGTTGAGCGTGAACGTGACATTTCCGCCACTCTCCTGGAAGACGACCGGCGTTCCCATCTTGGACAGAATTGCATTCGTCGCCATATTCACTCTCCTTTTCTGGCCGGTTCCAGCTTCGTCTCGATCCGCTTGAGACTCGCGTCGATGGCCTTGAGCCGCTCATCGATCCGCGCCTGGGCCACTTCGGTCTCCGTCGCCTTGGCCGTCAGGACCTCAATGCACCGCTCGTATTTGTCCAGGCCGGCGCTGGTCGTATAGGCCATGCCGCCGGCCCCGAAGATCATGCCTGCGATCGTCAGGACCGGCGTGATGAACCACCAGCGTTTCTGGCCGTTACTACGTTCGTCCAACACAACATCGCCTCCATCGGGCGGGTCCCAAACCCGCCCCTACGAGTCACGGGTCACTTGGCCCGCGTGAAGCCCTCGACGTAGACGTTGATGGCACCGCCGCCGCTGGCATCGACGGTGAGTGATTTGTTCTCGGCCAGCAGGATGGGCCGGTCGCGGAAATCGAGCACGTACGTCCCGGCCGCCCCGCCGATGGCCCCGATCAGGACGGTCTCGCAGGCGCTGGCGGCCTCGCCCGACCCGATATTCACCGTGATGGCGCCGCCGATACCGATGACCAGGCGGCTGATGCAGAGATGGTAACCCGCACCGGGCGCTGCCTGGATCTCCTCACAGCCCGAGGCGTCGGCACTGCTGGCGTTGATCTGCCAGGGCGTGGCCGGCGTGCGGATGTGCGAGCCGAAAGAACCCGTCACGGAGACTGCGTTTGTCGTGATGGCCATGTCAGGCCTCCTTATTCTGAGGCGTCACCGCCGCCGACTGCTCGGACAGAACGCCGTTTTTCGTTTTGCGTTTTGATCTCTGCGGAACGGCGACGGCGGTCTCGGCCTGCGGCGTCGCCATGGCCGTCTCGATCACCGGGACATCGGCCCTGTCGGCTTCCGTGGGCAGCTCCATGCCGTAGCCCTTGCGGACCATCGAATCGACAGTGAAGTCCTGTTCGGTCACGATCTCGCCCGCGGGATGTCCGTCCCACAGGCGGGTCAGCTTGATTCGTTTCGTTGCCATATTCGATTCTCCAGGAGGGCGACGCGGGCGTCGCCCCTACGAGTTCATTTCCACACGTTCTGCGGCTTGCCCTTGTCATGGAAGTCGCTCGTGTGCTGGTACAGCGGCTGCATGTCGTCGCCGGGCCACTTGACCATCAGCTCCAGATGACCCACCGGGATGCGGTTGGCCAGGAGGACTGTCAGACCCGCGGACTCCAGTTTCTTCCAGAAGTGGATGTCCGCATCGACGCGACCGGGACCCCACTGGTTGTCCACGTTGGGCTGATCCCAGAACCAGGGGTGCGGAACCCTGAGAAGGTCCCTGACCCGCAGGGCCGTCAGGCCGAAGTGGCCGCTGGCGATCCGCGACGTCTCGGACTGCTGCAACTCGGATAGGGGGACATCCTTGCGGGGCTGGCCGCTGATCGTCTTCATGCTCATCAGGATCGGGAAATCACCGCGGCCCCGCTGGACCGGCACGATCGCCGCGGCCTCCGGATGCTGGTGCACCAGGCGGAGGATGCCCTCGACGTCGGCCCGCTTGAACACGGTGTCATAGTCGATCGTCAGAACCACATCGACGCCGCTGTCGATCAGCATCTGGATCCCTCGCTCCAGGACCTGGCCCCAGAACGCACCCTGGACATTGATGAGCGGGATCCGCAGGGGGAACAGGGCCTCCTGCGCACACGTGGCGTTGTCGATGAAACCCAGGCGCGGCACGCTCATTACTGCCGCGACCTTCATCGACGCGGGCGCCGCGTATGTCACAACCTCGGGCGGATGGCAGGCCGGCTCTTTTGCCGGGTCCTTCGTGCCCGATGCGAAACCGCGGCAATCGGCGAGCGTCTTGGGCTCCTCGGTCAGCGGCCAGGCCTCGATATCCTGGAAACCCACCGAACGCATCATCGCCCCGAGGCACTCCAGGGTCGGGGCCCACCAGTTGGAGGGATTGTTGCCGTACTGGGCCTCGGGGTAGAACTCCATCACCATCTCATTCTGATTGAAGCCCCTGCCGATCCCGCCGCGATACGGCGAATACTCGTCGAGCGAGGCCGTCTCGATGTAGAGCGAGCCATCACAGACGTCGGAGATCTTCTCCAATGCCAGCAGCGGGTGCTTGAGGTGGTAGATCGTGCCGAAGAAAAAGACGACGTCGAAACGGCCGACCGTATTGACCCCATTGACCTCGTTGACGGCCAGATCGTAGATCGACATCTCCATCCGCCGGACGATTTGCCCACGTTCGTTCATCCAGCGTGTGCCGCTATGATCCGGCAACATGAACCCCATGGCCTCGCGGCAGATGTCGAAGGGCTCCCATCCTTTGCGTGGAACATCCACGCCGAGCGTGTCGCTGAAATCGTCGATAGCCACGACCTCGCGGGCCCCCCGCCTGAGGGCCTCCCAGGTCCAGTAGCCATCCCATGCCCCGATGTCGAGGACTCGTTTGCCCGTCAGGTCCTGCGGGATGCAGTACCGCTCGGCGTTGATCGGCGCCCAGCCCGGCGTCACGATCCCGCCGGGAAGTTCGATCCGGTGATACCAATAGGGTATCGCCTTTACCTTTGCCTGTAGCTCGTTCAGATCCATCGTTCGTTCCCCGTTCATCCGTTCGTGACTCGTGGCCCGTGGCCCGGTTTCCGTTGTCGCAGCCCGTGTCACGAGTCACCGGTCACTGGCCGCGTTTCAGAGAGGTTCATCCGACCGGGCCCAGGCGGGCACCGGCCGGATGAACGGTTTTGCCTTGTCACCCGCTGACGACCAGCCGGGCCCCATCGGCACTCGTGGCGGCCGTCGCCATGGCCGGGGCAACTTCCGGCTTGAAGAGCAGGGCAGTGGCCGATACGCCCACGGTCTGCTTCTCCGGCGCGAAGTTCAGGCCGATGTACCGCTTGCGGCCCCGCAGATCGATGTTGAACCGATAGACGTTCTGCTTCGTCGAGGAGAGCGCCGGCAGGACAAATCCTGCCGACGTGCTCACGGCCGCGGCGCCCACGAACTGCGTGATCGGAGTCCCGTCCGTGTAGGCCGTCGGGTTGGTGTCCGCCTCGCACAGTTGCAGCGTGGTGACCGCCGTCGAGGCGGCCGCCCCGGTCCCGGCGACCAGGTCGATCGCCAGGAAGTCGAAACCCTTCGTATCGACGGCGCCGAACACGGTGCCCGCCGACGTCATGGTGAGCCCTTCAAAGAGGGGCACTGTCTTGAATTCAGGTTGCATGTCCAAATCTCCTATCCGAGATTGTTGTGTTTTGATTTCCCGCAGGGGCGGGTGTCGAAACCCGCCCCTGCGAACGACCGATTGTCACCGGGGCGATTACGTGCCGCCCATGAACCCAACCACCGGGCCACGGCCGGTCCCGGCCTTGTCCGCGATCGAGTGGTGCACGAGATCGAAACGCTCCGTCGCGATGATGCCGATTTCATCCGTGTCGGCGTATCGCTCCATGAGTGTCTTGATCGTGATGCCGCGGCGGGTGCCGAGCTTCGAGCTGAAGGCCATGTCCCCGTAAAAGAACATGATCTTGTTGTTGAGGGCGGCCGAGGCATCATCCGTGGGCATGGCGGCCCATTCCTCGATGGGGTGCCCCATGTACCCCGGCACGCGGACCCCGTTGACCACTTCCATCATGGTCGCGCCGCCCGCCGCCCGGATAAGCCTGTCGAACACCGCCACTTTCGCCAGGGGCGAACAGTGCCACTTGGCGCGGGCCCTGGCGTACTTGGGCAGGGCAGCCATCACGCTGAGCAGGTGGGCGTCCGTGATCTCCGACCAGTTATCCGAGCTGGAGGTTCCATCCACATAACTGCCGCTGTGGCTCCCGTCGATCATCAGCGTGCGAATCCCGATGATCCCGTGGTATGTGCTGGTGCCATCGCCGTCGATGCAAGCGGTGTCCTCTGCCGTGGCGAAGGCCAGGGCGATATCGACCGCCAGATCATCGGCGAGAGAGATGAGGGTGTCCTCGGAGAGTTCGCTGGAGATCTTCGTCAGAACGCCCCACTTGCGGGCCGTGAGCCCAATGCTGCCCCAGTCCTGGTCGCTCTCGGTGAACGGTGCCCCTTCGCCCATCGGGTACGCGGTCAGGCCGCTGAACTTCTTCGGCTCGCTGGAATAGGAGGAAGCCATCGGCTTGATCCGACAGTTCCGTCGGGCGTTGCCGTACTGCTCCCGCAGGTCCACGATGGACTGCTCGAATTCATCGGGCACCAGGAAACCGCCCTTCGTGTTGACCGCCTCGGACATCGCCCGGCTGTCCACATCCGCATCCTTGCGGATCTCGATCCCATGTTCCCGGCACCATTGCCGACTCCTGGCGTTGTCGAAGAGCACGGCCGCGAGGAACTGGCCGCTGCGGTAGGCATTCGCCTGTGCCTTGGGACCCTTGAACGCCCTCAGCTCGCCGAAGCGGTACATCGCGGGCCCCCCGTCCCTCACATCGATCCGCTCGCCGCTCGAGATCTCCGGCTGGGTCTTGCGTTCCTGGGGCTGATTGAGCTTGCTCTCGATCGCCTCGATCTCCTCCTGCCGCTCGGCCTCCTTCATGATCCGCCGGCTCTCGGAGCAGTGCTTGTCGAAATCGTCTGCCTCTTCCTTGGTCATGCCGCGGACCTCGGCGTCAGCCTTGTCCTTGATGTCACGGGCCAGCTTGGCCTCCTGTGCCGCCCGCTCTCTGAGTTCTCTGACCGTCATGGTCTTCTCCTGTGCTGCGCCAAAAAAGAAAGGGGGCCGAATCGGTTCTCACCGACTCAGCCCCCTGTATGGGCTGCGACGATACAGGCGTCTCGGCGGTAGCTACTCCGCCTGGGCCCCTCTTTTCTGGCTATGTTTGGCTTACCTCATATTCCTCACACGGTGGCCGGAACTTCGGCCCGGCCCAACGGTCACGACTCGGGCGACCGGTTCTTCTCGTTTACATGGTGGATCAGGCGGCCCATCTCCTCGTATGCGTAGCGAATGTCCCGCTGTCGTTCGGGAGGGATCGCCGCCGGGGCGGCGGGTGACTCGTGACCCGGGGCCGCTGTCCCGGGCTCATCACCGCCGGCGTGTCGCTGGCGGGCCTCGGCGAGGATCTCCTCGGCGCGGGCCTTGACGGTGGCCGCCGTGTTCGCCGGCCAGACGACAGGGCCGAGCTCGTAGAGCTTGCCCACGCGCGTAATCGTCCGCCGCGGGGGCTCCCCGTCCTTGAACTCCCAGACGTCATCCACGTCGGCGAACATAAAGCTGGAGCCCTGGATCGTGCCGTTCTTCACCTTGGCGTGGACCTTGCGGCCGTCGTCGTCCGTGATGTCGGCCTCGTACTGCAGGCCGACGGAATTGGACTTCAGCCGCAGCGTCCCTGCGGACTGGCGGGCGAAGGCGAAATTCACGTCGTGGTTCATCGAGGCGACGACGTCGGTGTCCTTGTCCCGCAGGACCTCGTCGAAGGCGCCGGCCGCGATCCGTTCCTCGAAGTCCCAGACCCTGTACCAGTTGCCGTACTTCGAAGCGTAGCCGACCAACATCGGCTTTTCGTCGTCCGTCGCCCGCAGCTCGGCGTCGGTGATGGCCAAACCCAGGAATTCCGGTTTATCCGGCATAGGTGCCTCCAATTCTGTCAATAATGTCGTCGGCAATCGCCTCGGCGTCGCCGTCCCGCAAGGAGACGTCTTGGCAGAACCAGTCCGAGAGGATGCCATCCAGCACGGATTGCTGGCGCGTCTGATCGACCTGGCACGTCTCGGCGTAGGCCGCTACACAGTCAGTCAAAATGGCGCGGGCCCACTGGAGGTGCTTGTTCCACCATGCGCCGCTGACGCCGCGGTGGTTCCTCATCTGCCCGCTCTGCTTCGTCACGATCCGGCGGCACTGGCTCACCAACAGGTCGCGATGGGCCGACCTCACTGTGTCGTCAGGTTCTTCCGGATCGTCATCGGGTTTGTCCGGGCTCGATTCAGGCCCCACTGTTTTCGGCGGCAGCAAGCTCCCGGCCGGCGCCATATTCAGCGGGTCGAGATAGATGTCCCCGGCGGGGCCGATGGGATTGAGATTTTCCTTGGCCCGGATGTCATTGATGGACAAATAGCCCCACTGGCGGCCGGCAGCGTAAAAGGCCGTCCGGGCCTCCGTGTTGCCCCGAAGGGCTGCATCGGCCAGGATCTCGCAGAACATGCGGCCCCGTTCGGATGGCATGAACAGCTTGTAGTCGATCTCCTGCTCCCACTTGCGGAACCAGTAGAGCATCGTCGTGCAGACGAAATCGATCTGGAGCTGCTCGACATTGTTGTATTTCGAATACTCCATACTGCCGATCTTGTGCGGCGGGATCTGGAAGATCCGGGCACAATCGTCGACCGTGAACTTCTGGGCCTCGATCGCCTGGGCCTTGTCGGGCTCCACGCCGATCTTGGTCCACTTCGTGCCTTCCTCCAGGATCTGCATGCGGTGGGCGTTCGACAGGCCCGTGTGTCTTTCGTTCCAGGACGTCTTGAGGCGATCAAAGGCCTTGTCGCTCATCGCCGTGGGACATTCGAGCACGCCGCCGGGGTTCGCGTCGTTTTGGTAGAACCGGGCGCCATACTCTTTCACGGCGATGCCGTAGCCGATGGCGTCCGTGTGATAGCTGATGACGTCATATCCCGTGTAGCCGTCGAAGCCGAGGCCCTTGATGTGCAGGACGTTCTCGTCGCGGAGTGGGATGGACTCGCCGGTCTCCGTGCGGACCTCATAGTAGGGCACTCCATCGGAGCCCATCCTACGGCTCGTGCGATTTGGCAATAGAGGCCACAGGGCCACCGGCCGCCCGGCGCCGTCCCGCTGAATCTCGGCGTAGCCGTTACCGTAGCACAGGACGTGCGCCATGCGGGTCTCGCAGAACGTCACCCAGTCCATGTACTCGTTCGGCCGCTCGTGCACGAGTGCGTAGACCTTGTGCAGCGGCTGGGGCCTTTTGCCGCCGTCGTCCAGCCGCTCGTAGACCTTGAACGGCAGCGCCGCCAGTGTCCCGGAGATGATCCGCACCGAGGCCCAGAATGGCGTATAGTGGAGGGCCGACTGATGGCCGACATGCACTCCCGCAGAGGACTCGCCGCAGCCGAAGTAGTCGACGAACCACTGCGGCGGTGTCTTCAGCGAGAACCGCTTCTGTATCCAGCCCGCCAGTCTTTCGCGGATCGTCGTCATAGCGTCCTAACCCCCCGATCCTCGTACACGCTGGTTTTCGGGGCCGCCGTCGTCATGGCGATGCCGATCATCATCGTCGCCGCGGTGATGCCGTCGATCTTTTCGGGGCTCCGATCCTTGGAGGGCTTGATCAGGCCGCCGCGGGTCTCGGCCGCCACATTCGACGCCATCCACCGCAGGACCGGGTCGCCGTCGTGGTGCAGGCGGCCCAGGAGCAGCAGTTGCATCAGCTCGCGGAACGGGGCGGCCATCGAGAGGATTCCCTGGCGGAAGGCAATGATCCGGCCCTCGCCGAAGATCCGCTGGAGGTCCTGCGTGATCTGCATGCCCTGGAAGCCCTGGTCGATGGCCAGACTCACTACGCCGTAGGGTTTCGTCAGCCGGGCGATATCCGCTCCGACCTGGTCATAGTCCACCACGTTGCCCGGCGTCCTGATGATGTGCCCCCGGCTGCTCCATGCGTCGATCTGGGCCTCCATGCGGGGGTCGCGGGTCGGCGGCTGCTCGGGGAGCCAACAGAAATGCCGCAGCCAGTAATCCCGCCGGGTGAAGGCGATCTCCTTTTTCTCGCCCTTGAGGTCCTCGATCTCCAGCGTCACCGGCTCGCCCGTCTCGCCGGGAAAGCCGATCACCAGCGACACGAAGTCCCGCAGTGCCCCGATGTCCAGCGCGGCCCAGCATTGGCGGCCGGCGAACGTGGACCAGTCGATGTCACCCTGGCAGGCATCCCACACGTCCATCGAGATCACCCGCTGGTCCTGCTGGGTTCGGATGTTCAAATGCAGACGCTTGAACTCGTTTTCCTTGCTGATGTCCTCTTTGGCCCGCTTATAGAGCGTCCGCAGTTCTTCGAGCGAGACGCTGACCCCGATGTTGGGGTTCGCCTTGATCCAGGTGTCCGGGTGCTTCCAGTCATCTTCCACAGGCCGGCCGTGGGCGTCCTTGTGCATCGCCTCGTAGATCACCGGCAGGTAGCTGGCGTCCGAGACGATTCCGTCGCGGACCTTGCAGGCATAGTTGTACTCGTCGTTGCACACGCTCGGCCGGTCGTAGTCGGCGGTCGTCAGCATCAGCAGCAGCGGCTGGAGGCGGTTCATCGAGACCATCGCCGAGGAGAGGGCGTTGTAGAGCTTGGCGTTCGGCTGGGCGTGCAGCTCGTCGATCGCCTGGAAGTGCGGGTTGTCGCCGTGGGCCACGTTCTCGTCGGCCGGGATGACCTTGGTGACACTGTTGTCCGGTTTGGTCAGACAGCGAGTCGTCGCGTAGGGCGTGCAGCGCTTGGCCATCTCCGGCTCGGCCTTGATCATGCCCTGGATGTGGCGGAAGAGCTTGCTCGCCTGGTCGCGGCTGGCCGCGGCGATGTTGTTGATCTGGCCCGCCTCATTGTCCAGGAAAAATACCGCGTTGTGGATCGCAGCGGTGAGCGGCGTGTTGTGCGTAGCAACCATACCCTCGCCCGCCAGGAACAAATGGCTGGGCGAATCCACTTCGACACATCGAACCGGGACGGAATCCACCGGCTCGACGGAGACGATCTGCCTGGTCCGTGACCTGCTCGTTTCGGAGGGATATCGCACGCGGGCCTGTTTTCTGTGCAGCCTGAACGGCTGGATGCCATGAGCAGCCCAGAATTGCACCCGGTACTTGAGGCCGCAATCTTTGCCCTTGCATGATGCCCGGCCAATCGTTACCGACGGCTTCATGCCAAGGGTTCGCAATAACTCCAGCATGCCCTTAGCCAATGAGGGCCGGATGGAGGTAAACTCACACTGGCCGGCCTTCGATACGTAACCGTCCGTATCCATCAGCCCCTGAAGGAGCTCTGTTCGTTGAGCGATGGATGCTCTCAGGTAGGCATCCGGTATCCGCTTGTCGTGCAAGAGGCCCATGCCCCGCAGTTGTCGCTGCAAAGAGCCGGAGCGATTCCCCCGAGCTGCGCCGCCGATGCGATATCGATGCGATGCGGTGCCTCCATTGCTGCGGGCCGGGCCAACCGATACGCCGATCGCTTGGATCGCATCCATGACTGCCGTGTCAGAATCACCGCATGTAATCCGGGCAGCATCCGAGTCGCCGTCACCCAGCCATGCTCCGAGAACGTAGGGAGCCACCGGCAACACGCAGGCATCTGTCTCCAGCGGCAGGGCCACCGGGATGGAGTGATTTCGCTCTCTGTGCTTGAGTCGATTGCCTACGGTCAGCGTTGCGGCAATCTGCTCGGTCGTCCATGTCTGCGTGCGATCTTCGGGCTTGCGCGTGTTCGTCCGCCAAAGATGCTCCGCGTCGGCAATAATTGATGTCCCATCAGAAAAAGTCATCCGGTAGCAGCGGTGGTCGAAGAGAACCGGATGGGCCGCGAGAACCGTGCAGGGCTCACCAAATTCATCGAAGAGCTTGTCTCCAACCCGAACATCTGCCATCGTCACCCATCCGGTCGGAGTGGGCAATGGCGTGTCCAATGCCAAGCACTTGCCGTTTTTACGGGGGACGTAGATCAGGCAGCGGCGATAGCGGCGGGTGGTGCGACCGAGCGAATCCTTGCGCATCCAGCCGAAGAGGTTCGCCACGATCGCCTTCTCCCATCGCTCCAGGAGGAACGGTGTGCCGGCCAGGGGGCCCTCGATGTGCGTGCAGCAGGTCTCGATGAACTCGATGTAGTATTCGGCCGTCGCGGCGTCAAACCAGCAGTCCTCGGCGTCGCGGAAGGGGTCGTAGCCCGGAATGTCGCAGAGGATAGACCGCCACCGCTTCGGCGCCAGCGTCCGGCGTCGCGTAACCGTCTTACCGCGATGTCGCGTCGCCGTGGTCATCCCGCACCTTTGAAGAACTTGCCTTTGCCGGCGTCGTCGGTCTTCGTCTGGACCGCTCGCACACTGGCCAGATCCGCCGGCGTCAGTCCGAATGATGCCGCGCCCTTCTGCACCTGCTCCCACATCTGCTTGCGGATCGCCACCCAGGGACTCTGCACCGCGTTCCCCTTGTCTGTGGTGGTCACCATGCCGTCCGCCTCCGCGTCGCACTTCGTACACGCAAGGATGAATCGCGCGTACGAGTCACAGAGGCATTCGAACGCCTCGCGGTAGCTGTCCACCAGGAGCCCGGCGTCAAAGAGTTGCGGAGCCAGCCGATCCCAGGTTCGGCGGGCCACAAGCCGTACGGCTTCTCCGTCGTCGGTTTTTGCCTTCGTAATGAAGCGTTTGGGACACGCAGGCCGTGTCTGGTCGAGTTTTGCCTCGGGACCTCTGCGGTTACCCCTCCAGGATTGCCGCAGCTTCAGGATGGCGGTCGGTGTCGGCTTCGGTCCTCGCTTACCCATCGGAAAGCCCCCCCAAGGAAACCCCCTCGGCCGAGACATCTTCTGGGGCGATGTCGCCTCCTGCGGGGCCTACACTATTCCGAAAACCCGTGAATAAAAATACGCGACGCTTGGCCGAGTTACATGCGACGCACAGCAGACGCAGGTTGGCCAGCTCGTCAGTTCCCCCCCTGGATCGGGGCTTGATGTGGTCAATTGATGGCCGCCGTCGCTCGTCTGGATGCCGCGGCACGCACAGGCAGCCGCACACCTGGCAGCGACCATTGTCCCTCCGATACACTGCCCCACGCAACCCACCGAGCCCATCCTGTGCCGCACTCCCTCGCCACCGCTTGCCGCCGTAGCCGCGGCGGTACGCATTTGGGCGGGGATTGGGCTGGTAGCTCCGAGCCGAGCCGATCTGCATGTGCGGCCTGTAGGTGGGTGCGGCGTTCGGCACTGCTGTCACAGCCTCATTGTCTGCTCCTTGCGATCATCGACACATCGATCATCAGCCCAGAGCAAAACACACCCACCCGCACGCACCAAGCCCCCACGTAACAGATCTGTTACCGACTCACCGAAATAGCAGCGACTGCTCCTTCAGCCACCACAGCCCCAGGCCCAGCGCATCGGCGATGTCCCCGCCGCGATCCTCCACGCCCGCGTACTCCGGGACCAGCGTCCGCATCGCCGCCTGCCTGGCCTCCTTCGGCACGCCTCGCGTCCAATCGTTCTCCAGCACGGCGATCACCTCGCATCCATGCCCGCTCGCCCAGCATTCGGCGCGACAGGCCATCCACCCGACTCCAGCGCCGTAGACCGCCAGACCCGCTCCCTGCCCACCGTGCCGCCGGCGACCCACCTTGCCCTTGGTCCACTCGACCAGCACAACCGTCGGTCGCAGGCGGTCCAGCAGTGTCACGAGATCGTCCCCCATCGTCCGCACCCGCTCGATGCTCGCGTCCGACCGGCTCGCCGGCTCGATCAAACCCGCCTCGATCAGCGACCGATTCCGCCGCAGAGCGGCGTATCCGACGACCGTCGAGGAGGGATCCAACGCGAGGAGGACCTCGCGATTTACGATTTGCGATGGATGATCGATAATTCAGCTCCGCTCATTCGCCGCGGGGGCTTTCAAAAAGTCGCTTGTCTTGTCCTGTCCGGTCCTGTCTTGTCACGTCTCGTCTTGTCTCGTCTTGTCCGGTCCTGTCTTGTCCTGCCGTGTCTTGTCTCGTCTCGCGTCAAGTCTTGTCCAGCCACACTATTTCTCGAACTGTGCCCGCAGCGTATCCGCCGTGGGCAGCTCCTTCGGTGATTCAGCCGCAACCTTGCCTTCGATCTGCTTGCGGGCCTTGGGCTGCGTCAGCATGGTGATCGCCCCCAGGAGCGACAACTCCAGACATGCCCGCTTGCGGCTTTCGTTGTCGATCCCATTCGTATCGAGCGCCGCCAACGCCGCGTTGCTCTTCTTGCGAGCCGCACGCCCGATGGCCCGCTTGGCCTTGTCGAGGTATTCACCGACATCCCGCTGGCGTCTCAACCCCTCGCCCGGCAGGGCCTCCAGGATGATCCCCTCATCGCGGTTCAACTGGCGTCTCGCCGTCATCAGCAGACCCCGCGCCTCCTGCTGCACGCTGCGCCCGCCGATCGCAGCGGTCAGCTCTCCCCACGACACGAACTCCGCCCCGTCTCTCACAAAGCGCTGCACCAGGTGCGCCAGCAGCAGCCGTGTGTCCTGGTGCATCTCCAATCTGCCCATCGGTTTCTTTGCCATCGTAGGTCCTCCATAAAATCACTTGTCTTGTCGTGTCACGTCCTGTCGTGTCTGGTCGCGTCTAGTCGCGTCGGGTCTAGTCGTGTCGTGTCACGTCGGGTCCCGTCACGTCCTGTCGTGTCACGCGTCCCATTCGATCTCGACGACCTCGAACCGGCCATAGAAGCCGTTGTTCCGGGGCCGGAAGAATCCAATGCCGATGAACTTGCCCGCCTCCTCCAGGTGCGTCCGGAAGACACCCTCTGTGATCGTCTCGTCGAGCACGTAGAAGGTCGCGAGACCCTCCCAGGCCGGAATCACAGGAAAGCATTTGTCCACCCGTTTTCCTCCTCCGCGCTTCCCATCGGAGGGGACAAACAGCCACAGCCCCTCCACATCCTGAGCCTTGATCCCCAGGTCGATGGGATCAATCACCAGCACGCCGGCCTCGAAGCATTTGGTGTACGTGCTGGTGCCCTTGCCGGGGACCCGCATCGACAGGTATTTCGCCGCCTCGCTCAGACAGTTTTTCAGCGCCGTCGGCGGGATGAACACGTTGCCCTCGCCGTTCACGTGCAGCCGATTTCGCCACGTCCGCTTCTCGTAGTCGGCGGCGGACTCTTTCTCCAATTTGGGCACCACATAGTGCCTGCTCTGCCCGTAGGGGGCTGTGCTCTTGAGATGTGCAATCACCTTCTTCATCCGTCCATCCTTTCAAAAAAAACGCTTGTCTTGTCGTGTCTGGTCGCGTCGCGTCAAGTCGCGTCAAGTCAGGTCTGGTCCAGTCTGGCGTTTTCTCGTTCTCCGTGCTCAAACCTGCCGCCCCGTGACCTTGTACCGGCATCCGCACACCTGGCACTTTCGATGCTGGATCTGCCCCTTCGTGCAGGTCGCCAGCGTCGCCGTTGATCCGCAGTCAGGGCAGCGACACCGCGACGGGAAGGCATACACAGCCTCTCCCTTGCGATCCATCCCTGGATTGTCCTCTGGTCGGTCCAGCATTTACGCCCCGTTATTCTCCGTGTTCTCCGTGTCTCTGTGGTGAATCCATCAGCCCGTCGCCGCCTCGGGTCCGGCCCTGGGACAGATCGCCTTGTGCATCACCGACAGCCACAGGGCGCCGGGCTTGCGAATGCCCTTGCGTTTTTGCACCAATTCTCGCGCCTTGGCCACGGCGTACGACTCGATGTCGGGCCAGGACTCGGCCGGCGTCCGGGCCCGCGTCTCGAACAGCCAGGCGGCAAACGTTCCCCGCTCGTCTCGCCCCTCTCGACTCTCCGGGTCGAACCGCAGGTCCAACGCCTCGAATACGGCGTACGAGAAGGCCGTGCAGGCCGGATCGGACCACCAGATGGGGATCCGGCCCAGTCGGCAGGGATCGTGCCTTGTAGCGAGGCTGGGGGCCTTCGGTGTGTGCGCACGTACGGCCCCCTTCGCCTCGGATTGCGTCGGGTTCTCCGGGTTGCCCCGTCTGTCTGTCTGTCTGCTCGCATCCTCTGCCTGCTTTGGGTCTGGCTCTGCCATCCGGGTCTTGGTCTTCGTCTCGGTCTGGCTCTCGCTCTTGGTCTGCCTCTTGATCTGCTTCTGGGTCTCTCTCTTGCTTTGGCCGCCATCCTGGGCGGGCGTAACTACTGCATCGGCTGTCGCCGATGCATTCCGCTTTTTCTTCTCGATCTTCTTCTCCGAAGCCCGCAAGGGCTTCGTCTTACTCTTACTCTTACTCTTACTCTTATTCTCTATTCTGGGGGTATTGTGGATATTGTATATACCCGCTTTGTCCACAATTCGCAAAAACGGCGTCGGCTCCCCATAGGCGTTTTTCGCCTCCAACAAGGGCCGTAAGTCCGGCTCCGAGTTGAGGATAGGGATGTTCCGCCTCAGCCACTTGGGGTCCGCCGGCAATACGTGCCTGCCCGTCTCCGCCGCCAGCATCCACAGACACACCAACAGCACGCGGGAAGCGTCGTCCAGCTCCGCGAAGCCATCGTGGTGCAGCAGACTGGGGTAGAGTTTCAGCCACTGCGCCGGGCCCTCCGGCATCGTCGGCTGGGCCCGCTTCCAGTTGACGATCTCGATGTACTGCGTCTCCTTGTCGCGACTGTCCGCCATATCTACTGCTCCAGATCCGCCTCGATCAGCTTGCACAAATCGTCTACAGTCCGAATGAGCCTGGCCTTCTTCCATGCCGCCGCCTTCGCATCGCACGTCCCCGTGCCATGCTTAGCCTCCCACCACCACCATGTACACCAATCGTCCATACCAGGGCATTCCGCACCCACAGCGGCAGCCACCGCATCGGTGTAGGCGCCCCACAGCCCCCACGCCGCCGCCAGGATCGCACATCGGTCCAGGTCCCCCACGTCGAACACCTTGCAGACCTCGTCCGACGCCTTCTCCAGGGCCACGCCCTTCTCGTACCACGTTTGCAGGAGTTTCAACCGCTCTTCGTGTGTCATGGTTTGTCCTCCCCGAACATCTCTCGGGCCTGCGACTCGGGGTGCAACACGGATTCATAGTACGCAACGTCGCCGGCGAACCGCGAGGCCGGATGCCGCTGCATTTGGTCCCACTCCCCCGTTGCTTGGGCAAGGGCCTCGGTGACAGCCTCCTCCAATACGGCGATTCGGGCCTGGCTCTCGCGAAGCTGACGGAGAAGCTCCGCCGCAACAAACGGATTCAGATGGGGATAGCCCCATACCCATGTAGTGCCGAGCCGTCCCCATGGAAGAATTCTGCCATGGACCTGCTCATTCTTGACAACGACTATCTCGTCGAGTTTGAGGTGGGCTTCTGTCTTCTGTTGGTCCGTTGGCGTCCATCGCCACAGCACGTCCTTCTCTGCGAATGGTGTCTCAGGCATCCTTGGTCTCCTTCAAAATCCGCTCGGCAATCCCCGCTGGATCGAACGCGCCGTAGGGACCTGGCCCGCTGCACATATCGCGAGTCTTCTGCGTCTCGATAATCTCCCGCAGCATCTTGACCAGAAGGGGAAGGGAGTTCAGTTGCCGCGACTGCCATACCTGAAAGGCCGCGTAGTCCAATGGCCCGCTCCCCTCGCACTCGCTCAGGAACTTCTCCAGTTCGGTCATATCTCATCCTTTCGGGCACCAATACGGCGGCGAGGTGACG